TCATGGGGCCTGGTCCGGATCTATGTGATCGAGAATAAGTTCTTGAATGGCCTCTGCATCCGACCGCGCCAGCCCGAGCAGGCCGCGTTGCGAGTAGCGCACCAGCGGCCCTGCCTTGCCGTCGCCACCCTTCAGCCGGTCGCGCAGGCCAAGGTGATGGATGCGGGCAATGTGCGCCGTGCGGCCCTCAAAGCCGACCGCAACCCCATCAGCGGAAGCCTTCACCTTCATGTGCCGTGCCTTGCGCAGGCCCAGCAACATCTTGCGCTTGCGGCGCACCTGTTCGCGCCGCGGCTTGCGAGGTGCCCACCGGCGTCCGTCTGGGTCCTTTTGTTGCGTGATGCGCTTCGCGTTGACGCGGCGTAGCAACCGGCCCATGGACGCGAACAGCTTGGCACGCGCCGCCGGGTCCAGGCTGGCAATGACGCCATCAACCCAATCCTGCAAATCGTCTAGACCGGCGGCGTGTGCGGGGTCCATGTTCAGGTGCCCTCGCTGAAGCCGGTCAGGCTATCGGTGTCTATGCGCGGCTCCGGCTGAAGGGTCAGGCGGTGATCATCGTTGACGGTCTCAACCGCCCAGGTTTCAGACATGCGCACGCTAAAGGCGATGTCCGCCGCGTCTGTGTTGAGAATGTCCGCCTCAAAGGTGACCGCATCCGGGGCAAGGCCGGGCTGAAACTCTTCAAGCCAGTCCCAAAGGAACAAGGCTACGGTTACCGGGTTCCCGTTGAACTGCTCCGCAATCACATTGGCGGTGTAGGTCAGGCTCAGGCTGCGGCTGTTGCCATCCACATGGCGGCGCACGGTGCCGGCGTCCACGAAGGTCAGGAGTGTATCTGCCTCCAACCCCAGTGGCGCGGCAAGTAGGTGTTCGCGAAGGTCAGCCAGGCGCTTCATTTGCCAGGTGCCGTCAGCGTATTCTCAGCCCGCTTGCTTTCAAGCCAGGCCTTGAGCGACTTCTCAGCCGACCGACCAATGACATAGCCGCCAAGGCCAAGCTCAATGATGCCGTAGATCGCAATGTACTCTTCCGGTGACATATCCGGCGCGGTGAAGCCAAGCCAACGCGCCACCACAAGTGCCACGAAGGTCAGCATGACAATAGGGCGCCAGTTGCGCTGAAGGACGCTTTCACCTTTAGCTTCGGCCTCGACAACGCGCGCCTGCATCTCGGCCAGCTTCGCATCGTGGGCCATCAGTCCCGTGATCAGATCCGTTTCAATCTGTCGCGCGATCGCATTCGCTTTAATGCGCTGCTCGTCATTGGTGAACAGCCCATCAAGCCCCGTCATGAGCCCTGTGATGCCGTCCTTTACGAGGTTACCCAGCATTGTCGCTCTCCCTCCGCTGCTCATAGTCGTGCTTGGCCAGCTTCAGGTGCTGGCGCTTGTACCAGAAGTTCAAAAGGAAAGTGGCGACACCAAGCGCGAGCCCGGCAAGGGCCACCCACTCATTGAATGTCAGTACACCGACGGTTGTCGCAGCGCCGCTCCCGGCATAACTCAAGGTTGATGGGGTGTCGTGCATTGTCAGTCCCAAAGCTTCACGGTGGTGGCGGGGGTGAGGGTGGTGGTCGCCGGGCTGGGCAGGCGGACCAGCGTGCCTTCCGGCAGGATGGGTCCGAGATCCGCAAGCCCGTGATTCATGTCGATCAGTGTCTCGGTAGTGCCGGACCATTCGCCCAGATAGCGGGCACAGATCATGTCTGCCGTGTCCCCTTGCCGCGCATGGGCAATGCCGTTGTCCGGGTAGGGTTCGCGCGCAATGCCCATTAGATCAGCTCCACATTGCCGCTATCGCGGCCCGAAATGGCGGCAATGGCTTGGCGTGCGATGCGGTAGCTGTCCTGGGCGGCATCTTCTGCCGTGTCGGCATTGTCCGCGCCGTCATTGGTCAGATCCGTGTCCACGGTCTTTTCCAGAAGATAGGCCTTGGCTGTGTGATAGACGGCGCTCCTGTACAGGGTCACCAGCTCGCCGGTGTCGCCATAAGTCTCCTGGTCCACATCCGCCAGTTCGGCATGGCCTGCGTCTTTCTGCGTGGCGGCGTAGGTTGCCAGCTCGCGATTGACGCGGATCATGGCCAGGTGCAGATCCGACTGCACCACATCTGGGGCGAGGTATGGCGGCACGCGCACAACTTTCCCCATGTCTTCAACAGACAAGGGCGGGAAGAAGGGCAGGTTGGTTACCGCACCGGGTCCGGCGGCGGGTCCGCCTGCTGGTATCATGATGGTGTTCATGCCGGTCCTGTGCGCTACCTATGATCCGCCTGCGGATGGGATCGGCCTGCCTGGGAAGCGTCCAATGGAGCGTAATCCCTGCTCCCCAGGCAGACCGTCTGGCGCGTGGCCAGAGAGGAGGTCTCAGCCGCTATCCGGTCGGCTTCTGTGTCTGTGTGCCGTTTTCGGGACCGCCGCCGTCCGGGTTCTGGTCGACAACATTCACCTTCTTCTGAAGGTCATCGCGGCGCTTCTTCAGGCCGCACTTGTCGTGCAGTTCAATCGCGCGGTTGTAGTGGAAGAGGGCGGCGCGGAAATCCTGTGTCTCGCCGTCGCGCTCAAAGGCAAAGCCCAGGGCCTTGTGCAGCTTGGCGGACACCTGGTCCGGCATGTCTTTGCCGTCCGTCATTTCCGCAATGTCCTTGAGAATTTCAAGGCCCGGACCTTCCGTGCCGTCCGCCTCGGAGCGAATGCCGGCCTCTCCAAACTCCTCGGCCATCCATACTGCCAGGCCGCGTGTGAAACGGCTGGGCATGTCAAGGTCATGCTCAATGGCGTACAACGCGATTTCCGCAGCCTTGGCGAACTCACCGGTATCAACAAGCCAGACCATAACTTGCGTCATGATGGGGTCATTCATGCCGGGTTCTTCGTGCAACACGCCTTCAATGTAAGGCAGGTAAGTGCCCAGGAACTCGGCCTTCAACTCCACCTTGCGTTCCGTGCTCTGAACGCCTTTGAGCTGGCTTATGTGCGTGGTGAGCTGCGCCATGAGATGATCATGGGGCGTTGTGCCGTCCATGGTTTCGGCGGCGGGATCAGCGGTTGATTTTGCGGCGGCCTCTTCGGCCATCACGCGTTCATAGTGGGCGCGGAAAACATTGCTCATTTGTGGCCTCTGGTTCTCTCTGGGTCACGTGTCGTGCGAGGTCGGGGGCGGCCATGCCGGCCATGCCGGTCGTCGTGCTCCGCCCCCTTCTCTCGCGGGTTATGCGTGTCGCCTACTGCCAGCCGCCAACGCCGTCCGGCGTTAGAATGCCTTCGCTGAACAGGGCGCAGGTGTAGTCTTCGACCACGTAGGCGAGGTTGGTGGACTGATAGTCCGCCACGCGGTCGGCTTCGGGTTCGTCCTTCACATGCCGGCGGCGCTTGTCCCGCTGCTCATAGGTAGACAGGTTGTCCAGCCGTGTGACCATGAAGGCATTGGCGGGGAAGAATGGCACCACCACCGCGCGCTTGCCGCCGATCTGCTTGTTGGTCATGAGCGTTTCAAGGGCGTTGCGCTCGGTCGGCGCGTCGTGGCCACCGGTCAGGGCCACGTACTTGTCAGACAGGAGCGCGCGGCCTGCGATAACAACAAGGTCCGGATCCTCAACCCACCAGTCGCCAAGCTGGGCGTCGATGCTGGCCATGACTGCCTGGTCAATGTTCTTGAAATCGGCGTCCGCCTGGTCACCAACTTTGACACCGCTGGTGACGCGAGCTGCGTTCTCATTGCGCATATGCTGAAGCCAGCCGACATTCACGTCTTGCAACAGCGGGTTGGTAGTGCGGTTCGATGTGTCCGCGCGGCTCGTGCCGTTGAAGCCCATCATGATCATGTCACGGGCCTGTTGCGCGATGACCGCGTTGCGAATCTTCGCCTGGAAGTCGGGGAACTTGGCCCACATGTCCAGCTTGTCATACCGCAAGGCGGTATCGAAGTTCGTCTGCGTGCAGGTGTAGCCACGCTTGTCCAGTGTGGTCGGGTCGACCGGCTCACGTTTCGTACCGCCGCTTGTGTCGGTCGTGCTGGCGACGGGGTGAGTCACGTCCATGCCAAGGGGCTCACCGGACTGTTCGTCCACCAGGACCATGTTGATCAGCGCCAGAAACGCCGTCGACTCCCGCATGCGGGTCTGTAACGTCTGCTGAACGGTCGGCGTGACGTTGAACTTCTCCGCCGCAGAGGGAACCTCGTTCAGGGTTGCAAGCTGGTCGCGATAGGCGTTGAAGGCAAGGCGGGTTTCAGTTCTCATGGGTTTGGTCCGTTCTCGGGTCTTGTCCGTGGGCAGGTGAGGGGAAGCGAGGCGAACGCCGCCTTAGCAGTCGGTTTTGGTGAACGTGTCCGCGCCGGTTGATGCCGGACGTTTCGCCTTGGCCGGGTCAGGTTCGGAGGCAAGTTGCGCCGCCATGTCGTCGACCTGCTTCTTGAGCGCAGCCACATCATCCGCCGGCGTCGTGGTGGTCTCGTCAGGCTTGGGCGGTGTGGCTTTGAGATTGGTAAGGCCTTCCGCCAGGGCAGCAAACTTGTCGTCAATGCCTTTCGCCATCGCCATCACTCCGGCTTCAATGCCGTCAAGCCGCTGGTTGGTCTTGCCATTGTTGCTGGAGAACAAATCGCTCACGCGATCTGCAAGGGAAGGGCCGTTATCAATGACCGGCTTGTCTTCGTCTTTGGTGAGTTCCAGCACCTCGCCTTCAACAGCAGGCATGAGCAGCGTGTTCATGCCTTTGTTCGTCTTGTCCTGTTGCCGGAACATCAGACGTTCGGTGCCGATGCTGGCGGGGGTGTCGGTCACCGCGAGCCCAACCATGTAGGCTTCACCGCTACCCGCGAAATCGGGGTCGATCTCAATTGAAGTAAAGACTTTCTGGTCTCGCTTGTTCGTTTCGAAAAACTTGTCGTTGGGCGCGAGTTGCGCAAAGAGTGCGAGCTTGCCATCCGAACCCTTCTCCGCCTTCAGCGCCATAACATCTCCCAGCGCCGGAAACTGGGACTCAACTAGGAGCCCTCGAAAATGCTCTATCCAGATGCGGGCCTGGTACTTGCTCGGGTCGTAGTTGTCCGCCATCTGCTGGATTTGCTGCGCTGGGATCGCGCGGCCATCCACGGTAGGGCCTTCGGTGGCGACGCGGACAAACTTGGAAACGGCTTTGTGAGACATGGAAGCGGCCCTTCGTGAGACGGTGCGGTGTGCAGGTCAGCGATGATGCGCTGCGGTTGCCGCAAACGTCCGCGATGCCACGTGCATTGCTCAAGCGGGTGCGGGTTACACCGTTGCGGTGTGACCAGCGGTGCCAGAAAGGAAATGGTCAGGCGGCGGTAGTGTCCGGCCATGGCCAATGCACCTGATCCCCCCGCTAAGCTCCAGCTCCCGTTCCTCAGGCAACGGGCGGCGCAGCTATTCTGGCAGGGCTACACGGTCAGCGAGATCGCCAGGAAATTTGGTCTGAAGTACGCGACCGTTGATAGCTGGAAGCGCCGCGACGGTTGGCGCGAAGCGCCGGTGCACAAGCGGGTTGGTGCCAGCATAGATAGCCGTCTTTGCCTGCTGATTGACAAGCCCGAAAAGACAAAAGCCGATCTTGCGGAGATTGACGCACTCAGCCGTCAGCTAGAGCGCATGGCCCGCATCGAGAAGTTCTCCGCCGGCGGCAATGAAGCGGACCTGAATCCGAAGGTCGCCAACCGCAACAAGAAAAAGCGTAAGGGCAAGCAGCACAAAAACCACCTGACCGATGAAGATATCACCAATCTGAAGATTGAGTTTAAGCGCACGCTGTTCGGCTACCAGACGTGCTGGTGGGAGAACATAAAGAACCGTATACGGAATATCCTCAAGTCTCGGCAGATTGGCGCGACATGGTACTTCGCGCGCGAAGCCTTCATGGACGCGCTTGAGACCGGCGATAATCAGATATTCCTGTCCGCGTCGCGTGCCCAGGCGGAGCTGTTCCGCGCCTATATCGTCCAGTTTGTCTATGAGGTCACCGGCAAGGAGCTGAAGGGCAACCCGATTGTTCTGGAGAATGGGGCCACCCTCTATTTCCTGTCCACCAACAGCCGGACAGCGCAGGGCTATCACGGTCACCTCTATGTGGACGAGTATTTCTGGATCCCCAACTTCACCAAGCTGAAGCATGTTGCCAGCGGCATGGCGGCGCACAAGAAGTGGCGCAAGACGTACTTCTCCACACCGTCCACCCTGGGCCATGAGGCGCATGGCTTCTGGTCCGGCGCCGACTACAACAAGGGGCGGCGGGAAGAGGACCGGGTGACGGTCAACACCCTTCATGACGTCCTGAAGCCCGGCCACCTGGGCGCGGACGGCCAGTGGCGGCACGTGGTCACCATCCATGATGCGGCGGATGCCGGATGTGATCTGTTCGATATCGAGGAGCTGAAGCGCGAGCACTCGCCGGGTGAGTTCGCCAACCTTTATGAGTGCGTATTCATTGATGATGCCCTGTCTGTTTTCAAACTGGAAGATCTTCAATATTGCCTGGTGGATGCCTGGGAGGCATGGCCTGACTATCGCCCAACGCTGAAGCGGCCCTTCGGAGATCTACCGGTATGGATTGGCTACGATCCTAGCCGCACGCGGGACGATGCCAGTTGTGTGGTGATTGCGCCGCCGGCGCAGGAGGGTGGCAAGTTCCGCTGTCTTGAAAAGCTACGCTTCAACAACATGAACTTTGAAGCGCAGGCAAAGGCCATCCGCAGGCTGACTGACAAGTACAATGTGCAGCATATCGGCATTGATGCCAGCGGCATGGGTATTGGCCTTTATGAGCTGGTGCTCAAGTTCTTCTCGCGCACGCAAAAGATTGTCTACTCGGTGGACGTGAAGAACCTGCTGGTCGCCAAGGCCAAGCACCTGATCGACAACCGCCGCTTTGAATATGACGCGGGCTGGGCGGATCTGTCCCAGGCCTTCATGAGCATCCACCGCAGCGCCACACCGTCCGGCGGCAAGATTACCTATCAGGCCAGCCGCTCGGCAGAGACGGGCCATGCGGATCTTGCCTGGGCGGCCATGCATGCCCTTTCCCGCGAAAGCATTGTTCCCCTTGACGTCGCCGGCCATAGCCAGCAATCAACCGTGGAGACCTTCTAATGACCGACGCCACACACGCAACCGACGCAGCCCCGCGCGCTTCGGTGTTTACCTTTGATGATCCCGTGCCGGTCATGGATCGCACGGGGCTTCTGGACTACCTGCAAACCACCTTCAATGGGCGATACTATGAGCCGCCGGTGTCGGTGCGGGATCTGATCAAGTCATTTCGATCGACCGCCCATCATGAAAGCGCCATCCGCCTGAAGGCGCAGATCCTCACAGGCACATACATTCCCCATCCCTGGTTGTCTCGGCAACAGTTTACCGCCTGGGCGCTGGACTTTCTGATTACCGGCAACGGCTATCTTGAACGCCTGGGCAATCGCATTGGCGGCACGGCGCGCCTGAAACAGTCTCCGGCCCTGCATACGCGGCGCGCGAAAGAAGACGGCGAGTATGTCTGGATCAAGGATTGGCACGACCACCATGCATTTGAACGTGGGTCGGTGTTCCACCTGGTGGAGCCGGACCCCATGCAGGAGATTTACGGCATGCCGGCCTATATGGGCGGGCTCAACTCTGTCTGGCTGAATGAAAGCGCCACACTGTTCCGCCGCAAGTATTATGAGAACGGCAGCCATGCCGGTTTCATTCTCTACGTCACGGATCCGAACATCACTGAAGACGATACCGACGCCATCAAGGACGCGCTGAAGAAGTCCAAGGGCATCGGCAATTTCAAGAACCTTTTCATTCGCACCGCCGGCGGACAGAAAGACGGCATCCAGCTCATTCCCATTTCAGAAGTCGCGGCCAAGGATGAGTTCCTGAACATCAAGGGCGCCAGCCGCGATGACATTCTAGCGGCGCACCGCGTGCCGCCGCCGCTCATGGGCATCGTGCCGAACAACACGGGCGGCTTCGGCAGCGTTGAGGCTGCGGCCAAGGTATTTGTGAAGAACGAGTTGGAGCCGCTGCAAAGTCGCTTCCGCGAACTGAACGATTGGCTTGGGCATGAAGTCGTGGACTTCGCGCCATATGAGTTGGATGTGCAGGATGCCGGGGCGAGGGTCGCGCAAGACAGCAGGCGTTAG